GTTTGTGGCAAGTAGCACCACATCACCATCGTACTGAGGCTGTTTCACTCGCGTTCCCCAACGGTGGAGATCCCGCAGCACGTCGCGGGTGCCGGCCTCATACCAGTGGCGGTTGAAGGGTGGCGTTGCGATGCCGAGGTGGTCTAGGACCGTGTAGACAAGGTGGATGCAGTCGATCTCGGGGCCGCTGCCGTCTGCACCAAGGCGGTACGGCCGACCGATGAGATCACTGCAGACGCACATTGGCAGTTGTTGGCAGGGGACCGAAAACGTCCTCGGTGATGCGACGACGGGGGATGTCAGCCCCTACGGCATCAAGGATGGAGCCCAGTTCGAGGTCCATCTTTGGCCCCGCCACTGTGGCGTTAAAGATCAGGCCCGTGTAGCTGGTCAGCCGGTAGTAGTCGCTGCTGTTGTCTGGGTTAAGCAGGAGGGTATCGACCGTGCAGAGCCAGGTCTCGACCACCATGCGGATCCCGAGATTGCGGGCTATGGCGTTGTTGTGCGTGACCAGCGAGGTGGTTTGGTTGTCGCCGTTGCGGTTGACCGTGACCCCGGTGAAGGTAAAGGGGACGTACTGGACCTGAGTTCCGCTGTAATTCAGCGTGCCGTCGACGAAGAAGTTCTGCCAGATGTAGCTGGGTGCTGCACCCTTCTGGGCAAGTGTGGCCACAGGACCGACGGCGAACTGCGTCCGAAAGTCGAGATCGATTGCCATGGCTTAGCCAAGTCCGAGGCGGTTGCGGGTGGCGCGGGATTGCTGTAGGCGGCGTAGTGCCGACTGCTCGCCCCGTGCTGCACCTTGGGCGGCTGCTTGTTGCAAACCCTGCTGGAACTGATCAGCGGTGACGTAATCCACAGAGTTGATCCGGGACACGCTGTAGCGTACGTCGATGGGTGTGGCGACCGGTGCGCCAGCTGCAGCGGGGGACGAGGTGTTGTTGCCGGCGGGGATGACGGCAGAACCGCGGGTGCCAGAAGCGTAACGGCGCATTGACTCGCGCATCTTGCCTGCTGGGATGATGTATTCCGGCTGGCCGCCCTCGCCGACAAGGCCGAGCGTGGGGCGGGTTGCCATGCCGCCGTCGGCAAAGGCTTGGAAGCCGCTGGAAAGATAACCACCGCTGGCAAATTTATATCCTCCTGTGGGGATAAAAGCGGCATTAGGCATTCCAAAATTTTGTGCTGCCGTAGAAGGCTTGTGGGCGTTAATAACTGTAAACAGTAATTTTTGGGCAAGCATCTGAGTAGCCATATCAATAAAGGCTTTACCTATATTTTCAAACATTTTACTAAACGCTTCAGCAACAGTTGTTGTTCCTGTGATAAGACCTGTAATAGAAGTACTTAAAGCATTAGATATTTCTGTAGCAATAAAACTATATTTACTGTATGTTTGCTGTAGCTTAAGTACTTTAGCCTCGGTTGCATCTAGCGTAGTTAGATATTGCGTTTCTAATTCAATTTGCTGTTGTTTCTTTTTAATATCATCGTCTTTCATATTTAAGTCTTCTTGCGATGCAGAATTTTGTATTTTGCTGCGCTCCAGCTGAAGATCAGATAGCTCACGTTCTAGCGGGGTTAATGTTTCGTAGCGACGTGCTGCTTGATCCAGTCGCTGGTTTAACTGCTCTTGAAGATCTGGATTGGTTAAGCCGATAGTTTGAGTGCGTAGACGACCCAGCTGTCCTTCACGCTGCTGCGTAATGTCTTGTACTTTTCTAGGGCCTGCGGCTTGCTGAATAGCGCGAGCTACTTGAAGCCTTGCTTGGTCTAGTTGCAAAGTGCGTAATTTTATAGTGTATTGATCTTGTAAACTTGCTCTTTGTGCAGTATAAATGTTCTGTGCTAGTGCGCGTTCTTTTTCTGTAATATCAGCAGATAGCACTTTTTGCTGATACTGAATATCTAGTAATCGCGCTTCTATGTCCAACCTAGTTTGTAGTTGATTAATGCTTTCTTGTATTGCGGCGGCAGAACCTTTGAAACTTTCTTGTATAGCTACGTCCGCATCAGCAGTACGCAATGTTTCTTGCACTAATTCGGCTTCTAGCCCGTAGATGTTACGAATAACCTGTTCGCGTTTACGCGCTGCTTCTTCGGCTTTACGTGCTGCTTCCTCTTGACGACGCTGTAATTCTTCAATACGTTGCCGTTCTAAAGCGTTAAGACCTACTTGAGCTTCTAGTTGGGCTTGTGTAAGTTTTAGATTACGTTCTTTAGTAGATATTAAATTACGGCTATATTCAAACTCAATAGCGGCCTGTTTAGTGATGCGCTCTTGCTGAATAGCTCGCTGACTTAAAGCTAAATACGAATCAAGATTAGTTTTTGCGTTGACTGTTCCAAGTGCGGCTTGTGTGCGAAGTAAATCCGTTTCTTGTTGCAGTGCTTTTGTGCGCTGGGATGCTTCTGGTGTAATTGCTGGAGCAGCAGGGCGATTTTCGCCTTGAAGAGCGATATTACCGATAAAACTAACTAACCCTCCTTGCCCTGGATATTGTTTTTCGATTTCCTTAAATGTGCGAATTACGTTGGCTGTAACAGAAGTAAGGGTTATTTTTACTTGCTTACCAAAAGCATCCCAGCCATTGCCTGCGTCTTGTAAAGCTTTTGCATTTTCTTTTCCGACTGTGCTGCTTAATTCTTTGAACGCTAGGTCGGCAGCGCGAGCAGTTTGACCACTACTTTGAAGGTTTTTAATTAATGTTTCTGTTTCTGGGTTAAGTCCGCCAAGAAGTGATTCAAGTACTTGAGCAGCGTCACCACTTCCACGCAGAGCTTTGGCAAAATCTCGTGCTGAGTTGGCTGCTGTGTCAAAAGCTGTTCCAAGGGCTGTTCCAACAAGAGACAAACCAAAGCCCATGGTGCCGCCCATGACGCCGCCTACGGCACCACCAATACCGCCACCGATAGAGGCACCTATACCTTGCCCAAAAAGCAGCGGAAATGCGCCACCAATCAGCGCGTTACTTGTGGCACCAGTTACTTGACGGCGTGTCTGCGTACGCTTTTCTACTGCTGCTGCATTCCGCTCCAGTATTTTGTTTAATCTCAACTCAAATAATTCTTCTCTTGTAAGTAATTGCAGTGTTTCTCTGCGTGCTGCGTTTTCCTGCGCTTTACTTTTTAGTATTGCTTGTTGATTAGCTTGGGTACGTTGTGATGCAGTATAGCCACCACTAAAACCAGGACCTCCCGGACCTAGTTCAAAAGTACGTGATGTTCCTTGTAAAAATTGCAGTCGTAGACGTTGCTGACGTATAAATTCAGCTGTTTGTGCTCTAGCAGCTCGTGCAGCTGCTTCTGTGCGCTGTGTAAATTCTGCTTGTCTATCAGCTAACTGCTTAGTTTGAGCAGCACTTTCTTCTGCCGCTGCTGCCTGTTTATCTAAAACTGCTTGCACAGCAGCCGCTTTTTGATCTAGTTTTGAATTAACTAATTGCCGCTCTTTTTCACTTTGATCTTGTAAAACAGCATTTAGCTCTGCACGTCCTTTACGCTCGGCAAGAATTTGTTCTGTACGGCCTCGTAATTGAGAGGATAAAGCTACAGGCGATGCTTGGCCAGGACCGATTGGACCCGCGTACTGAGTAGTTTCTCGTACACCAGCGGCTGCAAGTCTTGCTTTGCGTTCTTGTTCTGTAATTTGTTTTAGTAATTCAGCCCGTTCACGCAAACCAGCGTTGAGTTCATTAGTAGCTGTAATATATTTTTTAGCAGCAATAGTGGCTTCGTCTGTACCTAACGCGGCTTTATTGAATACTGCTGCTGCATTACCTACAGCATCTTTAAGGTTGTTTATGTTGCGTACAATACCTCCATTGCCGATATTTTCGAGGTATTTATTTAAGCCATCTACTAACTTAGATGTGGCGGATACTTCGTTTTGAAGACGCTTGAGTTCTTGGGCGCCGCGTACCGCAATCTCAATATCGGCTCTGTAAGCCACGGCGCTGCGTCACAGTCTGGTACTTCAGTTTACGGTGGAAAAAAGCCGCCGGGTTAGCGGCGGCGGCGGGCTTTCTCTAGCTCCTTTTCTTGGTCCTCGTTGAGGATTTGGAAGTAGGCGCTCCAGCCGAGTAATTCCTCGGCGGTCATTGCGGTCCGAACTTCTGTAAGGGTTAGGCCCAACTCTTTGGCAACGCCAAATTGAAGCATGAGCCAGTTGTCCTTACGGAGTTCGGCGCTCAGGATTTTGGGTCGATGGGCTCGGCGTCGTCGGTCAGGATTGCCAGCATCAAAGTCTGGAGGTCTTTGTCCTTGACTTCGTTTTTGAGGACGTCAAGTTCGCCGGCGTTGAACAGCTTGGCGCCAGTCTCGTCGAGGGCTTTGGCGATCAGCAGTTGAAGGGCGAAAGCGTTAGCGTCGTCAGACTTGGCTTGTTTTTGAGCGCGTTCACGCTCGGCCATGGTCAGAGGCGCCACCCACATTTCAAACTTGCTGCCGTCGGACAGCTCTACTACTTTTTTAATGGGTTCTAGGTTGGCTGCCTTGCGCAGGCGGTCAATGGCACGGACGGAGACGGGCATACCAGTCACAGGGGTATGGGACTACTGTAGCGGATTAGAAATAAAAAACCCCGGCTTGTGGGCCGGGGCGCTGATTCTGACTGCGGAAAGAGGTTATCAGCTCTTGGCGAAGTCGAAGCTGGGAGTACCAGCGGGACGGAAGTTGACGGTCACCGATTGGGCGTCGTCGGGGTTGATGTTCAGGCTGGCGGAAGTCAGCACAGCATCGAATGAAATGGAGCGGCTGAGGGTTTCGCTCAGGGTGCCGCCGCTGAATACGCGGTCGGTGTAGAGCTTGAAGGCGGCGCCGTTTTGCTGGCGCTGCAGCACGTCCTCGATCATGCGGTTAGACAGGGCGGCGTCCTCGTTGGTCATGTAGACCGTTGCGGTGCCATTGCCGTCGCCGAAGCCGCTGATGTAGCTGCGGAATGGCACGTATTGACCGGGGGTCTGGCCGATCGTGGTGACGTCGATTTCAGCGCGGCTAATCTCAAAGCTCCAGTCGCGGACT